GGTGCATCCCGACAGCCTGGGAAAGATCCCAAGCTGAGTGAGCGCGAAACGCTCATGGCGAAAATCGATGCGCAGATCGTCGCATCGCGCGAAGAGGATGACAAGAAGTTCTTCGCGTCCGCCGATGTGGATCCTCGCGCCGCCGCGCTTGCCGCGGACATGGCGCGCGAGGCGCGCGGCGAACAGACAGTGGCCGAACGGGTTCGCGCAGGCGATCCAACGGCGGCAGTGATTGAAGATGCGGACAGCGGAGCAGGCGACGCGGCGGAAGCCGCGGCGCGCGAAGCGGTCCGGATCAGCAACAAAGGCACCGACCCGCTGGGCGAGTACGTCGTCCGCGTGGAAGGCAAGCCGATGTTCAAGACGATTGTGGATCGCAAAGAGGTGCTAATCCCCCTCGAGCGAGCCAGAACGCAGCTTCAGCAGCACTTGGCGGCCGACATACGGTTCGAGCAGGCCAAGGAGCAGAAGCGACAACTTGATGCGCGCGAGCAGTCAATCCGCAACGTGGAAGCCACGCTCAGGACGCGAGTCGCGCAACCGGTAGCTCCGGTTGTCGACGACACAGCCTTGGATAACGAGGCGGTCGAGTTGGTCCGCAGTCTCGTGAGCGAGCCTGAGGGCAAAGCAGCCGCAAGGTTGGCGAAGACGCTGAAGTCGATCCGGGCCTCCCAGCCGCAGGTCGACACCCAAGCGCTCGTCAAGCAAGCGTCTGATGAAGCGGTGAGAACGATTGCTGAACGCGACAATGCGCGGGCACTTGGTGAAGGCTTCGGGCAATTCACCAAGGACTACCCAGATATTGCTGGCGACTCCGATCTGTTTGCACTAGCTGACCGCAAGACCACTGCGATAGCCGAGGAAAATCCCACGTGGACCCCTGGGCAGGTCATGTTAGAGGCGGGCAAGCAGACCCGTGAGTGGATGAAGAACCTTGGCGTTCCCGTCAAAGGTGCCGCTCCGGCAGATGCACCCAACAATCGTCAGCAACGGAAACAGAATCTAGTGCCGATGCCCCAGCCGCGCAGTGCGCGGCCGGCGCCGACCGAGACCGAAGAAGGTGAACAGACACCGCTTAGCGCGTTGGCTGAGATCCGCAAAAGCCGAGGTCAAGCGTACTAGACAACGGAGGAAAGAAAAATGTCAGGCCAAGTATGGTCCACCAATGCACTTGGTGGCTACATGTGGTCGCCGAACCTGTCACGGAAACTGCGCACGGCTCTGCAGCCGATGGTGCGCTTCCGTCAGTTCTGCGACGCGAAAGAGGCCTTCGGCCTCGGAATCGGTGACACGTTCAACTGGAACATCTACAGCGATGTCCAGCAGTCCGGCGGAACTCTGGCGGAAAACCAGACCATGCCCGAGACGAACTTCGTCATCACCCAGAACTCGCTGAAGGTCGTCGAGTACGGCAACAGCGTCCCGTTCACCAAGAAGCTCGACGATCTAAGCGAGCAGCCGGTGACCGAGATCATCCACAAGGTTCTGAAGAACGATGCGCGCAAGGTGCTCGACACCGCCGCGTACAACCAGTTCAACGCCACCCCGCTGCGCGTTTACGCCACGAGCACGAGCTCGCTGATCGTGAACACCAACGGCACGGTTGGCGGCACGAACTCCGTGTTGACCAGCACGCTTGTCAAGGCGATTGCTGACTACATGGCGGAGCAGAACATCCCGGCGTTCGACGGTGTCAACTACCTGTCGATCTTCCGGCCGACCCCGCTCCGGACGTTCAAGAACAACCTCGAAGGCATCAACCAGTACACCCCGGAAGGGTGGCATGTCATCATGAACGGCGAGAAAGGCCGTTACGAAGGCATTCGTTTCGTGGAGCAGACCAACGTCCCGCTCGCCACGAACGGACTGGGAGCCACCTTCGCTGCCACGGACCGTGGATTTTTCTTCGGTTCGGACACAGTGACAGAGGCCTTCGCAATCCCCGAGGAAATCCGCGGTAAGATTCCGACTGACTACGGTCGTTCACGCGGCATCGCGTGGTACGCCGAGCTCGGCTTCGGCATCGCCCATACGGAAGTCCCCGGCGCGCGTATCCTGTGCTGGGACAGCCAGGCCTAATCGCGCAAACTACGGAGGAAACTGATCATGGCGAAGAAAACTTTGAATGACGAGACCAGCGGCCACGGGGCCCACCAGGTCGCAGGCGACGGGCTCGCGCTGAATGCCAAGCAAGGCATCAAGCAGGCCCATACCGTCGGCAGCGAAGTCGGCACGAAGCACGGCAAGGGATCGAGCGGTCTGGACCGCATCCTGTCGCCGGAGAAGAATGCCGACGAGTTTGCCAAGGGTATCGTTGGCGCTCCCAACGAACTGGATGCCATCCGCGAGGACGGCAATCAGGAAGGCCTGGGCGACCAGACGCTGCTTTACGGCGGCGGTTACTTCGAGCGAGAGAAGGCCGGGTTGGAAGACGGTGTCAGTCTGCGCGAGACGATGGACGCGGACAAGACCGAGCCGAACTACAACTACGATGTCGACCCGCTGACGGGCAATGCTCCTGAGCGTAAGATTGGACGTTCCAATAACTACGACGTCAAGGGCAAGCGCGGCAACACGTTCGAAGTCGGAGAGATGTAAGAAGAGGCCCGGCGGTCGACAGCGGCCGCCGGGCTGGCTTCTTTTAGGAGTAGCCATATGGCGATGAGAATTCCCGTTACGGACTACGAGCAGCGAGAGCCGAGCCCCGGCGTCACTGAGCGCGAGTTCGACAAATGCGCGAATCTGGCGGAAGGCATCAACGGATGCGACCGCATGGACACGCACTTTGAGAATACCGAGCGCACGCAAGTGCTCGACCCGCGCGGCGACCGCCGCGGTCGGCCGATGCCGCGTGACGCGAAATTCCGCGGAGCCTTCAACCACGGCGAGTGGGGCTACGACAGGTTTGTCGAGCGGCTCGAGCACGGAATGGACGGTCCCGACTCCAAGGAGTCATACCACGGCGCCGGCTTGCCGACGCGCGACGATTTGATGCCCAACGCCAACCCCACTTTCGAGGAGCCGATCCAGGATGCTTTCCTGGGGATGCGCCCGATGGGCCAAGGCGTCGGCAAGAAGGAAATGTAGAACAGGAGGGCGCGCATGACCAGCGCGAGGCTGAGTAAGAGGGGCAGTTCCTTGTCGCTGACCCCGCGCGAAGTAGTGCCTGCGCCCGAACCTGCGAAGCCGGCCGAGATGCCGGTGTTCGATCCCGAGCGCCTTGCCGTACAGACCTATTCCGCCGAGGGCGGAATGGGCTTCATTCAAGGCAAGAACTTCTTCGGCGCCAACGGCCGGTTCATCCGTGAAGCGCCCGAGTCGCAGTGGTACATCTGCACCCCGGAACAAGAAGAGAACAACCGCCGCGCGCGAGCGCGCCAGCGGCAGATCTTTGGCAAGAAAGCCGCGCCGGCGCAGAACACGCCTTCGCTCCCTTTGAAATTGCTGCAGGCGGCGCGCGAGAACAGCGTAGCGGCGGCGGCTGAAGCGTTCGCGGAGTAGCCATGGCCCTCACACCTGTCGTCGCCAAGACCTTCCTCCAGCTGGTGCAAGATCTCTATCGCGAGGTCGGCGCCGCGGGCGGTACGCCTACGACCGCGATTCCTACTACCGTAGGCGTGACGGGCGAGATCCTGCGTCTCGTGAACTACGTGCACGACGCGGAGCTCGAGATCCAGAACTTGTGGGTCGATTGGAAGTGGCTGCGCAAGACGCTGACCTTCTACACCGGCGCGAACAACCAGACCGGCATCTTCACGACCCAGAACGGCGCGGTCAGCGCGCTGCCGGCGGATCTTGCGGAGTGGGACTGGGAGAGTTTCTTCATCCTGCCCCCGGGCAACACGTCATTCCAGCCGCTGCCGACTCGCGAATGGCAGGAGGTTCGACGCGAGGTGTTTGACACCGTTGACTTCCGCCAGCCGTACCGGGTCATTGTGATGCCAGACAACACCCTTCGCTTTGATAACATCCCCGACCAGTCGTACCAGTGCACGGCGGAGTACCGCGCAGTGCCGTACGACCTGAAGGTCGACGCGGACGTATCCAACATTCCCGCGCGCTTTGCCAACCGGTTGATCATCGAGTGGGCGCGCATGAAATACGGCATGTTCGAGAGCGCGCCGGAGCAGGTCACGCATGCGAAGCTGAACATCTACGGCACGCTCGACGATGCCGGCATTCCGACGAATAACGGCATCTTGGCTGCGCTCGAGAACGACCAGCTCCCGAACCGCAAGAACAGCCGCCGGCAGCAGGGCAACAACATCGTCATCTCTACCGATGAGGGCGGCTACGGTGGCGACGGCTACCAAGGCGGGTACCCGGGCTCTGGGTGGGGTGGCGGATACTAGGCCATGCAGAATCAACTCACCGAAGCGCATCGCGCAGCCACTCGCAAGTGGTATGCCGCGAACAAGGCAAAACACAAAGCGCTTCGCGACGCCTACCGCCGCGCGCATCGCGCTGAAATTCGTGCGTATAACACAGCGTGGCGTCGGGCTAATCTGCAGCGCATGTGCGCGCACTCCCGCGCCTACGCGTTACGCAAGCAGCGCGCGATGCCTGCGTGGGCAGATCGTGCAGCCATTCAGCGCATTTATGAACAGTGCCCGACTGGTCATCAAGTCGACCACATAATTCCTCTACGCGGTAAGCTTGTCAGTGGATTGCATGTTGAAAACAACCTGCAGTACCTCCCCGGTACCGAGAACAATCGAAAGGGGAATTCGCATGGCTAGAGGCAGTGCGATGGTGAAGCCCGTCACTCAAACAAAATATTACCCATTTAACGGAGGCCTAGACATCGTCACGCCTGCGCTGTCGGTCGATCCCGGCTTTGCATTGAGCATGGTCAACTTCGAGCCATGGTTCAACGGCGGGTACCGGCGAATCGACGGCTACGAGCGATTCGATGGGCACGCGAAGCCGAGCCTCGGCACGGCGTACACGGCCATCATTGGCTCGCTCTCCGGCATCACCGGCGTGGGCACCAACACCGCGACGAGTTCCAACGTATACCAGCCAGGTACCGGCGTAACTTCCGGCGCCACCGGCATAGTTGTCGCGGCCGTGACGGTGGGCGGGACGAGCTACATCACGCTCACGAACATCGCCGGCACGTTCGCCACTGCCGAGAAAATCTACATCGGCACCACGACTTCTACCGGCACGATTGTGTCTGTTCCGGCTGCCAACTTCGGGCCGTCGGGGACGGGCACCGATGGTTTCCTCTACACCAGCGAGTTTCTCTTCGGCGCTCAGAACTACTACCGGCAGCAGATTGGAGTCGTGCCCGGCACCGGCAATGTGCTCGGCGCGTGGCAGAACGGCACCAACGTCTATGCTGTCCGGGGCACGAGCACGCTCACTGCGACGCCGGCGCTCCTCTACCGGCAGTCCGCCACGGGATGGACAACCGCCGGCATAGTTTACTCTCCGACGCTTTACTACTCGGGACTCGCGACGCTGAACGCCGCGTTCACTGCCACGCTCGACCAGACCGGGGTGCTGAACGTAACTGCGATGTCCAACGGCACGCTCTTTGTGGGCGGCACCATAGCCGATACCACCGGACTCGTGCCGATCGGAGCAACGATCATTGCGCAGCTTGGCACGGCCACGGGGCAAACCGGGCAGTACCAGCTGAGCATGGTGCCGCAGGTGCCGGTGGCTTCCGAGGCAATGACTTTTGCCAACCCGACCGCGAAGCTGCCATTGCCAGGACAAGTCGTAGTGGGCGCCACCAGCACCACGACTGGCACTGTGGCGTACACCATTCCGCAGGACACGCAGGCAGGGTATATCGCATTCAACGGGCCGCTCACCGGCGGTACCGGGTTTACGACCAACGAAGCCCTCAAGACTGTCATCTCCGGCACCGGCACGACCTTCGGCACGGCGGCGGCCAACAGCACGGTCTTCGCATTGCCCGGCGGGACGCAAGGCTTCTACCGCTTCGAAAATGCGAACTTCTATGCGACTACGACCACGTACAACGTCTACGGCGTGAATGGCGTTGGTCCCGCGTTTCAGATAGATCAGAACCAGCTCGTGGTGCCGATCCTTCTGCCGCTGGTCACCTTGGTAGGACAGCCGCCCGCCAACAATCCATTCTTGCTGAAGGCCTATCAGAACTTCCTGTTCTTGGGCTTCCCTGGCGGCATCTACCAGCAAACAGTGGCCGGCTCGCCGCTGCAATTCGACGGGTTCTTGGGCGCAGCGGAATTCAGTGTCGGGGACGAGCTCACCGGCATGTTCAGCATGGTCGGACCGAATCTCATCATCCCGACTAAGCACAGCGCCTTCGCGCTCTCGGGCAACTCAGATGCGAACTTCGTTCAGTCCCTGATTGCGGAAAAGGCCGGAGCG